AGGAGCCACTTACTATTGCAATTACGACTGCGGGTTTTGACAAACACTCATTGTGCTATGAGCAAAATTTGTACAGTCAGAAAGTCCGTGCGGGCACTGTCGTTGATCGCGCTCACTTGCCAGTGCTGTTTGGTGCGCCCATTGATGCGGATTGGAAGTCGCCATCGGTGTGGCGTGCGGCAAATCCAAATCTCGGCGTGAGCGTCGAAGAATCATTCTTGCAGAGCGAATGCGAGAAGGCGCAAGAGTTGCCAGGACACGAGATCGCATTCAGACAGTTGTACTTGTGCCAGTGGACAGAAACAAAGAAGCGATGGATCTCGCTCGAGTCGTGGGCCGCGTGCGCCGCGCCCGAGATCGACGAGCAATACTTTGCGGGCAAGGACATCTACATCGGAGTCGATCTTTCGACGACCACCGATCTGACATCGGTCGCAGTCATCACTGTCGACGAGTCGTCAGAAGAAGTGGCGTTTTTATCTTACGCATTCGCACCCGAGGAAGGCTGTCGCCGCAGATCTCGCGTAGATCGGGTTCCTTACGATGTTTGGGCTTCGCAAGGTTCATTGCTCACTACGCAGGGCAATGTGGTGGATTATGAGTTCGTAGCGCAAAAGATCCGCGACATTGCCAAGATCGCACGCTCGGTGAAGGCAGTCGGCTACGACCCTTGGAACGCAACGCAGTTTGCTGTCGGGCTTGCGCAAGAAGGTCTACCGATGCTTGAGGTGAGACAAGGTTTCCGCACAATGAGCGAGCCATGCAAAGCACTCGAGGCTCTTGTCCTCGGCAAGAAGTTAAAGCACGCCGCGCATCCAGTCGCTGACTGGTGCATGGCCAACACGATGATCGACACCGATCCCGCAGGCAATATCAAACCATCGAAAAGCAGTTCGACGGAGCGCATCGATTGCATCGCCGCGCTCGTCACGGCGTTGGCGTGCATGGTGCACAAAGACGCAGACACCAAAACCTCCATCTACGACAAGGAACCACTCCAATGGGTTTGATCGATCTCATCACACGCGCACTCGGCAAAGCACCGCCTCGATCTATGTTTGAGGACACAACGCCAATCGGTCAGCCGATCGGCGGCGGCATCCAGTCCTATGTGAGTTCGTGGGCTTGGACTGGCAAGACGATCTCGCCCGACAACGCAATGGAGGCTCCGACTGTCTATGCGTGCGTGCGATTGATCTCGCAGACTCTGGCTCGCATGCCGTGGCAAGTGTTGCGCAACAGCGCAGACGGCGCAAGCAATGATGTCACGCATCCTGTGTACCAACTGCTCAACTGCGAGGCCAACGAGGACATGACATCGTTTGTGTTTCGTGAGGCGCAGATTTCCGATTGTTTGCTCTATGGCAATTCGTTTGCGTTTATCAATCGCAATCCCGCCGGCACGCCGATCGGAATGGAGCGACTGCGACCCGACTTGATGTACATGATGCGCGACGCTGCGAATCAACCCTATTATCAATACTGGACAGGCAAAGCCGACGAGAAGGCATCCGAGGAAATCAAGCAACGAAAGTTTAGACCCTACGACATTCTCCATGTTGTCGGGCCAAGCGCAGACGGCATGCTTGGCGAAGCACCGATCCATCGCATGCGTGATCTGATCGGCATGGAATTAGAATTGCAGGAGTTCACATCTCGATTCTTCGCCAACAACTGTCGCCCCGCTGGCGTGCTCTCCATGCCGGGCAGATTGAGCGCAGAAGGCGCGAACAGATTGCGCGAGGCATTCGCCCGCGTGCACTCAGGCGCACAAGGCGCGGGCAAGGTTGCGATTCTTGAGGAAGGTCTCAAGTACGACGCAATCAGCACCAACGCCAAAGACAGCGACCTTGACTCGATGAAGAAGTTCTGTCGCCAACAGATCGCCGCCGCATTCAATGTGCCTTCGCATCGCGTCGGCGACAACGACGGCGTGTCCTACTCATCAGCTGAACAAGCCAACGCAGTCTTTGTGCAGAGCACGCTGGCGGGTTGGGCTGCTCGACTCGAGCAGGAAGTCAATCGCAAGTTGATCAAGCGTGGCGACGATGTCACGACCCGCATCTCATTCGATGATCTGTTGCGCGGCGACATGTCGACGCGCTTTCAAGCGTTTGCGATTGCGGTCACAAACGGAATACTCACCCCCAACGAAATCAGACAAAGAGAAGGATTGCCTGCCGTTGAAGGCGGCGATCACATCCGCTTGCCTCTGAACACAAGCACACCGACGGCGGCGGCCTCTGCCACTCCCGTATTGCAAGACCCAGCGGTCACGCCGCAGCCGTCGGATGTTTCAGCACAGCCAGTCGATGCAAGCACGACGCTTGCAAGCGAAGGACTCAACGGAGCGCAAGTCGCTGCGATCTTGACGATCTTGGCAAACTTCTCCACTGGTCTTGTGACCAAGGATGCAGCCAAGGCGTTGATCGTGACTGCGTTCCCAACACTGTCACAGGATGCGATCGCTACGGTTCTTAACGGAACGAATGTAGTCAAGGCCGCACCGCCAACAGCACCTACCGTATCAGCTGAAACTAAATCGCTTGACCGTGCAGTTGACTTATTCTTTCCTTCTGCGCTCTCAGCGATGACTCGATGCTGTGAAGCAGAAGCCAAGTATCTCAAAGGATGCCGCACGAAAGAAAAGGTATCCAAGTGGATACCCGATGTCGCACGCATCGCAAGCGAGATCGCACCGATTATGCGCGGGCTTCTCGTGCTGCAAGGTCACAGCGACCGCGCAAGCGACGGCATTGCCATCGCCAACGCATTCGCCGAGTCGATCAAGACCGAAGCACGCAATGCAGACTGGCACAACACAGGACACACTGAGACGGCGGCGGCACTCGCCACGCGCCTGATTCAAGAACTGATTCAAACCAACAAGGAGCAACTATGAGCAACATCGAAACACGCAAGGCTGGCGCAGTACGCATCGAGCAAACCGAACCACAGCCCGGTGAGCCGCTACGCCTCAACGGCATCGCCGCAAATTGGGAGCGATATGACATGGGCAACTGCTACGAGCGTCTCGAGCCGACATGCTTTGACGCATCGATCAAAGCCGACGGCGACAAGATCGCCTTGCTGTGGAACCACGACACCGCCAAGCCGATGGGCCGCGTGAGCGCAGGCAACCTAAAGGTCTACTCCGATCGCTCGGGTCTGTGCTTCGAGTGCGACTTGCCCGACACCGACACAAGCGAGGAAGCGCACGCGCTGGTGCGTGCAGGCATTGTCACGCAGTGCTCATTCGGGTTTATCTGCCTAAAGGAAACCTACGAGCCACCGATCAAGGGCGAGACCAAAGGCACGCGGGTCATCCATCTCGCCAAGTTGCTTGAGGTGTCGGTCGTGACATTTCCCGCCAACCCCGCAACCAGCGTCGAAGCCCGAGCCGAGCAACCGAAAGCCAAGGCGCGAAAGATCTATCTGCCTCCTCCACAATTTTGACCTAGACCCCTTGCGAGCGAAAATCCGTTTGAGATAATGGGGTCATAACTGAATAGAGCCTCGACCGACGCTGCCTGACGGCGATCGATCACGAGAGCGGACTTCCGCGAACTCCCCGAGAGCACGCTGGCCCGATGCGTACTTAGACCTTCCGCATTTTGCTGCGTGTTTTCTTTTATACACGCAAGGAGTTTGAATGACCAACAAGAACCAACTCGATCGTGGCTCCGAAGATTACAGCCACCTTTTCTCGCAATACATGAAGCGTGGCGCACGCTCAATGACCGACACCGAAATCCGTGCTTTGAGTGAGACGAGCGGTGGAACGGTTTTATTCCCAACTGTCTACGCCAAGAAATTTGACGAGATGCTTGGCGATGACTCTGTGTACAGCCAAGTCAGCAAGATGATCGTGAACAGTTCGACGGTGAGCGTGCCAGTGCTGACAAGCACACGCGTACCAATGGGCGGCTTGACCGCTCAAAAGAATCCCGGCGAAGCGGGCACACTGATTGACGCAACGGCTACGGCGGCTCAAGTCGTGGTTCCAACCATTGCACTCCCCGGCACAAGCACCACAGGATCAGCCGTGGCCACTCTTGCGCTCAAGCGCATCAGCGTCATGGTGAAAGTGTCCAACGAACTGCTCGAAGATTCTGCGGGTCAAGGCGATGCCAGCGTTGAAAGTTGGATTGTGCGTCAAGCGGCGCAAGACATTGGCAAGGAAATCAATCGCCAAATCTTGCTTGGCAATGCGACTGATTCAGTCACTGCGGGTACTGGCGCAAATCTCGGCTCCGACTCTTGTCACGGAATTGCAAGCACGCTGAAGCGATACAGCGCACGAAGTACAACGACCACGCTTGCAGGCATGGGCGGCAGTGTTGGAAATATGACAAACACCACGAACGGACACTTAGCCGCAATTCTTGGAATCTGCGACATGGACAAGTTGCAAATGTCATACTGGAATCGAGCGACTTGGATTTTCAATAATCGAGCGCACTACTACGCTCCCGGAGCCAACGCGGTTTATCTTGGAACAGGGTTTGGCTCTGCGACATTGATGGGCAGTTCTTTCATGTCTCCCGATCAACGCTTCTACGGTCGTCCTTGGACGATGGCAGAAATGTCGCCGGGCAATTCTGGCACAACAAATGGTTTGTCTACAGGCGACTTCATCGTGATTGCTTGCGACCTCTCCCGCTACACATTCTTCTCAACCACCGAAGGCGTGCAAGTCACGCGCTTGGTGGAGACCTTTGGCGAAACAAATCAAACAGCGTTCGTCGTAAGCATGCGCTGCGCGGGCGTTCTCACAGACATCAATGCCGCATACGGCGTGTATCGCGGCTAATGAATTATTTCACAGACATTCACCGTCGAGCGTGCGTGTCTGTTGCCTCAGCGTTGAGGTGATCGACTCTCGCTCGACACAACAAGAAGGAATTTTATTATGGCAAACGATTCAGGATATGCAGCACTCGTTCAGAAGATGGGGGCGGTGTACGCGGAAATGAAGAAAATGTGTGATGACGCAAATGACAGCGGGGAAGGAATGTCAGACATTCTAGAAAGCAAGTACGCAGCACTCAAAATGCAATACGCATCACTCACAGCGCAACGACAACGCAGCGACGAGTTGATGAATGTTGGCGCGGGTTTTAAGGCAGAGGCTCCTGAGTCTCCAAAGCAAGTGCGACACTTGCCAGGTGCTGAGAATGCAAGCAACAAGTCTGCACGCAACACCGAGACAGAGGAATATCGCAACGCTTGGGGTTCATACATTCGCTCAGGTGAATACACCAACCCGATGGAGATCCGCGCAATCAGCGAGGCTTCAGGCGGCACAGTCCTACCTCCATTGGAGTTTCATAACGCCATTACAAATCGTCTGAAGACGATGTGTGCTATCCGCCAGCTGGCAAAAGTGATTTCGATTGGGTCTTATGCGCGTGAGTTTGCCGTGGATGATACGGCTGGCACAGCAAATTTTAAAGCGGAAGCGGCGGCCTATGTTGAAAGTGGTCAAACTTACACGAAGGTGACATTGACACCTAAGAAGTTGACTGGTCTCTTGAAGGTTTCAAATGAACTCGTCGAAGATGCTCCAGCGCGTGGCGCAGGATTCAGCATCGAAGCGATCCTCACCGAGTCCTTCGCTCGTATGTTTGCTCAAGCCGAAGAAACTGCGTTCTGTGCAACAACAGCAGTATCCGATGGCCCTGCAAATCCATTGCTGTCTGCAGGCGCGGCGATCACCACTGGAAAGACGACTTCGTCAAACAGTGCATTCACAGCCGCTGAAGTTATCGATTGGGTGTACTCACTTGCTCGTCAGTACCGCACGAATGCCAGCATCTTGGTTCACGATGCAACCCTCGGCAAGTTGCGACAACTCGGCTCACTCGCTGGCTCTGTGAATTACTTTTGGCAAAACTCAGGCGCACTCGGTGAGCCTGATCGATTGATGGGCATTCCTGTCTACGCATCTGCCGCAATGCCAGTAGTTGCGACGACTGCAAAGATCGGCGTGATCGGCGACTTCGGAAACTATTCCGTACTCGCAGAGCGCGGAACTTACAGCATGCGCGTCTTGAAAGAGTTGTATGCGGCTAACGGACAAACAGGTTACATCGCGAGCAATCGTGTTGATTTCACTGTGACTCTGCCAGAAGCATTCAAGGTTTTTGCTTGCGCAGT